TGTGCCATCGCGGCTAATGCGGAGCGAGCGCCCAGAAATTGCCATGTGATCGGCCTCCGTTTAACCAATCCATAGCACCGATTGCCGCTTGACGCCATACGCTGAGGCGTGGTTAGGTTTGCGCCTAACCGGCGTTGTGTCTCATACGGTTGGCTCCTCCTTTGTAAACTTAAGACCGGCATTTGCGTGCCGGTCTTTTTTTATGGGTTGTATGGCTTCAGCCCGTGCATCAATGCCTGACAGGCAAGCGCGGTTTTTACGTCTGCCCCGCCGTACTTGAGCCTAACGATAGTGTCGGCGGACAGGCCGAGCAGCCTGCCACAATGCGCGTCGGATGTAGCAAGGCCCGCCGCTTTCATCGCGGCGAGCCAGTGGGCGAATGCGTCGGAGGTCATGCGATGCTCCCCTCAGATGGACTGGAGGGGAGTTTTGAGGGTGAAGCGAAAGTTAGCGTCACCCCGGCGCCAACCGTAACGGTCCTCGACGCCCTTGCCTGCGATGATGGCGCGCTGGCGGATACCGTCGGCGCTGATTTTCTGAGTGTATGGGCCGACGGTCTGCTTGGCAGTGGCCTTGCAGAGGCAGTCAGAGCCGAACACGCCGCTAAAGCCAGCGACCCGGACGCCAACCTGAAGCAGGCGGCCACAGTGCGAACACTCGCATTCCTGAGCAAAGCCGATAATTTCGATGGTTTCGTTGGCGCTGAACACGATCTGGTTGGTCATCTGTCGTCTCCCTGTTTCGATGACTAACCATACGCAAATTGCGGATGGTCGTCAACAGGGATACGCAAAAAAGCGACACGATCACACGTTGATATACAAAACCCGGTAAATCGACAGGATGCGCTTGGTTTTGCCGTCCGGGTCGCGCGTCGGCGTGCTGCTCTCCAGCTCGGTAGTAATATGCGTTGCGCCGCTGATGCTGAGCGGCTGCCGCCGGAGCCTGGCATCGACCGCATCGGCAATCGCCTTGATTGCCAGCATCGAGGTTGCCCGCGCCCATATATCCACCTGCACTATGGCATTCCCGCCAAGGTTGGACTTGTCGTCATACGGCGTGATCGTGTCGGCGCCGATCGTCACGAACGGAAACATGTTGTCCGCCCCGCTGTCAGCTGCCTGCGGAACGTCCGTAAAGATCGGAACGAGCGGGCTATAGGCAGTGCTGAGCAGGCTGGTCAGGCTGCTATCGTTTAGCCGCGTATAAACCGCCTGCTGTAGATCATCGGCTTTCATGGCATTGCCCTCCGAAGGCCTTCTTCTACCAGCCGGTTGAACTTGTCGCGATTGGCTTCAACCGCCGGCATCCAAGACGGGCGAGGCGCGATCTTCATCGTGCCGAACTCCAGGTAATAGGCATAGGCCAGCCGCGAGCCGATCATCGACAACAGTCCGCTTTGCGGTTCGTAATAGATCGAGGAAACCAGCGTGCCGGTATCCGTTGCCGGCGCCTCGCCGGGTGCCGATGCTCGATGCGTAATATTCCCGCGCTGATACACACGGCCCGTCTTATCGCCGCGCTGGATGGCATCCTTAACGTCGCGATTGATACCGAGTGCCGTCGCCTCAATGGCCTTGCCGACGTTAGCCTCCGCCTTGCCGCCGATTGCTTTTATGGCCGCCTGCAACTCTTTAACGTTGGATACGCTCAGGCTGATCGCGCTCATGTCGCAACTCCGCCATCAACCATGATCTCCAGCCAGCGATCGGCAAATTCCACGTTGTTGATGAAGCGGATGTTATGCGCCTTCGTGCGGATTAACACCCGGTCGCTTTCGAGCAGCCCTGCCACGTAGCGGACCGTTACCTTTAGCCGGACGCTGGCTTCCACCCGGTCGAACTGATACCGCTCTGAGCCGCTCAATGGCATGACAGCGGCCCGCGTCGGCGCGCCCGATACGGTGCTCCATGTCTGGCTTTGACCGCCTGCGCCATCGCTGGTGCGCGTCATGCGCTCGAACGTGACCGGCTCTTTCAGCAGCCCGGCGTTATAATCGCAACACAGGCTCATGTCGGGACCACCTCGATGACGTCAAACGCAACCGACACATCGACCGTACTGGCCGACACGCTCGCCAGAAAACCAAAGTCGGTTAGCGGCGGAAAGTAAAGCGGCGGATCGAATTTCAAATCGCGCAACCCAGCACTGTTAGGAAACTCGTTTATGAGCTGCATAACGTCATATGGCGCAGCCGTCTGGAGGATTCCCGACCTCTGATAAAAAACGATATTGGCCTTCTTGTCGGCATCGCTGGATAGAAAAAGGTTAGTCACCAGCGCCGCTCGATCGCGTGGCGTTGTAAAAACCGCCTGCTCCATGTTGCCCCGGCCTAGCGTGCCATCGGCAATGGTGGCCCACAGGTTGCCCGCTGTGTCCTCAAGGTTGATCGTGCTGGCGTGTGATCCAGCCGTTTGCGTGGCGTAGGTGCCGGATGCCGAGACGTAGGCATCACGCAGGCGGACGAATGTCTTTACCGTTGCCGCGCTTGCGCTGGCGCCCGCTGTTGCAACCGTCTCCGTGATCAGATTGCCGCTTGCATCAATGCCGACAAACGTTACAGCGCGCCCGCCCGTGCCTGCCGCCGTATCGTTGGCATTGCCGCCCGACTTGACGCGCAGGGATACCGGGGCATTGGCCTTCGGCGTGCGGAAGAAGCCTGATCGCGTGACCGGCGTAGGCGTGCTGCCAATCCCCGTGTTGCGACCATAGACATGGTGCGCCACGCACCCCTGCGCTAAGCCCCTAGCGATGTCAAAGCTGCTTGGATAGCTCATACGCGCGCAATCTTGTAAACGTTGAGCGTGCTTTGCGCGCCGCTCTTCATCCATGCATCGGTCGGGTCGCATTCGTCGCCGCGATGGGCATACAGATACGCCGCCATCTCCCGGACCGCGCGCTTGATCGGCGCCGGAACAGCAGCGGCGTTGGCATAGCCCGCCACGTAAATGATCTGAATGGCATTGTTGGACCGCAGCGCAATTGGCCACGTTGCCCCGCGCTTGAGCGTGATCCGCCCCGGTAGCCTGTAGGTGTCTAGGTCGAACGTGTCGGCGATCGTGACCGTGGTAGCGTTGCTGTCCTCATCATACACCGTCACGCTGGTAATGGCGGTTATGGGCCAGCGCGGCAGTTCAACAGTCGCCTGCGAGCCGCGCACGTAGATGTTATTGATTGATCCCTCACGCACGCCATCCCACCACGATTCCTGACCGCCGGGCCAGTAATCAAGCGATAGCCGCCACGATTGCGAAATGATGGCAATGCCGATCTGGTTCTCGATCTCCGTGCGCGCGTCGGTGATTAGCGCGTTTGCATCGGCGTCGGGAAGTTGCGTGCTGTCAACGATCAGGTACGAGCGCAATTCCGTAGCCGTTACCGGCTCGGTGGATGGCGCCGTCACAAGAACGGATCCACGCTGCTGATAAAGCTGAACGGCTGACCGGAGCGTCATGACTTGCGTGGCCTTCCTGGCCCGCGCTTGGCTTCAGGCGGTGCCGTTATCTTGCGTTCGAGGTCAACTGCCTTGACCGTGCTGATGGGCACTGCGGCGCCATCGGCGAGCGCCAATTCGGCAACGCGGCCATTAACGATCTGGCCGGCGAGGAAATGCATAACGGTGTGTCCCGCTGGCGCGCAGAGATAACCGCCTTCTTTTGTAATCTTGGCTTCCATGCCGCATCCCTAATGTAAGAGGGGCGAGTTGCCCCGCCCCTCACTGTATCAGGGATTAGGTCGCGGCGGTAGTTGCCCCAACAATAGTGGCAGGCGCCTGAGTTGGCTTGCCCAGAACGGCCAGCACATTGACGATGGCGTCGGTGCCAGTGGTGCCGGTGATAACGCCGCGCACGTATCGCTTGCCGCCAACATAGCCAACGCCACCGGCGATGACGTTGTCGGAAGTATCCAGCGTTACGGTAACCGTAGTCGAACCGCTGAGGCCAGCCACAAGGCCAGCCGCCGAAACGTCCGCAAAGTCAGTGCCGAGCGTGGTGTCAGAATGCTGGAGCTTCATAGTGAAACCAGCAGAAGTGCCCGCGTCGGTCACGGCGTCGGTCGCAAGATAAACCGTCAGGCTGCTATAGCCCCGGCGGTCAATCAGTGCCGAGTTGTTAGCCGTAACGCCGGAGAGCGTCTGCGGCGCGCCGCGAAGAATAGTCTGGTTGGAAATCATATCGCGCATGGTTAACCCCTTTTGCGCTAGAGTTTACCGGGCGGCAGGTTCACCGCCCGGTATTGATTGTTACGCGCTAAAGTCAATCAGCTTGATGGCTTCGAAGTTCACGACGTCCCCGCCAACGCGCTTCGTGGTGTAGAACTCCACGTAGGGCTTGTTGGAGTAGGGGTCGCGCAGGGTGCGGATGCCGATCCGATCAACGATCTGATAAGCTTCGCGCATATCGCCAACGGCGATCGAGAGCGTGCCAGTCGCCGGGGACGGCATGTCCTCGAACGATGCAGTCGGATAGCCGAGCACTGATGCGGGCTGACCGGCGGCAATGCCCGGCGACCACAGGTATGCGCCGTCGCTATCCTTCAGCTTGCGAACAAGCGTCGTGGTGGAGCGGTTCATAAACCAGGTGGCGTTGGCGCGGTACTGCGCCTTGAGGCCGTAGAGCGCGTTGATGAGAACGTCACCGCCCGATGGGGCAGCGGCGAACGCACCGTTAACGCTGGTCTTGAACTGCTCGATGGTGCCGGGCAGCGTGGTGCCGTTGGCGTAGGTCAGGAACCCACGGGGACGGGCAACGCCATTGCCGGTGACAAAGGCAGTCGCTTCATCGCGGGCAAACTTCTCCGCGACCTTGGACGCCAGCCAGGCTTCCATGTTGATCGAGGCATCGTCCAAGAGCTTCTGCGTTGCGCTCGGCTTGGCATAAAGCTCATGCACCGGGATGCGCCACTTACCGAGCTGCGGCGTGTTGGTCACGGCCCGCGTATCGGTTTCGGCAACCCAGCCCGAGCTTGCTTCGTTCAGGTCGAACAGGCCTTCGAGCGCATCGCTCGAAATAACCTGCACGCTGGCATAGGCACGCATCGGCGAGGTTTCAAAAACCTTGGTTACGATGCGGCCCGAAAGGTCGGGATAAACAACGTAGCCGCCATCGGGATCGGAACCGACCGAGAGCGCCTTGATTTCATCGCCCGAAAGCGTGCGCTCCTCTTTACGCATGTACGCGTCGAACGCCGACTTGTACGAGGTAAGCTCGGTTGCGCCGAACTCGCGAACGTCGGTGCCGCGCGATCGTGCAATGCCGCGCGCCCACGCAAGAGCCTTGGCGTCGAGGTCGACTTCATTGCCATCGGTCGTCACCATGCGCGACTGCCGCTTGGCAGCGAGAACGGCGTCATCGGCCTTCTTCTGCGCGATATCAAGATCGGCTTCGATCTTGGTAAGCTTCTCGGTGAGCAACGCGTCGGCACTGCCCTTCTTTTCGATCTCGGCCAGACGCTGATCGTTAACCGACTTGAACTCGGCGAATGCCTTGTTCAGATCCTCAACAGCGCCAACGGCCTGCTTGATTTCGTCAGACATGGATGGATTCCTTTAGTTGTCTGATTTTTTCCAAAAGGATGCGAACATCCTCGGTTGCCGCCTCGCCGCCGTCAGCGTCCCGCTGATTGCGAAGGCCTTTGAAGCCATGCGATGCAATCGCAGTGGCCTCCGATCGGGAGTATCCTGCATCCCGCAGGAACGCCTCGAAATCTCGTTCTGTTTCCACGCTCTTGATCGCCGTCACCTTGGCGTCCGGGAGCATCGGGAACGTCACTAGGCTGATCTCGAATAGATCAACCTCAGTGAGTTTACGCACGCGGCCATCGCCCTCGGCCATTGCTTCTATCGTGCGATAGCCAATAGACATGGAATCGATGGCACCCGCCCGGAGCAGCGCCATTGCCTCGCGGCCTTTGTCTACTTCCTTGAGCAGCCGACCCTTGACGTACAGCCCGCGCTCATCTTCTTGCAGCTCATCCCACACGCCGATCGGCTCGCGCTGGTCGTGCTGCCACAGCATTTTGACCTTGCGGGTGCCAAGCGACTTGGCGAACGCGCCGCGCTCGACCACATCCATGCCCTGATCGACAACACCGAAAACGGATGCGTAACCCTCGAACACGCCGTCCGCGTCCGGTTCGCGCTTAAGTTCCAGCGGCGTGCTTTTGTAGTCGATCTTGGACATGGAAAGTCCCCTAGTTTGGTAGAGATTAGCACCAACTTGCGCGCTAGTCAAAAAGCCTGCTTTCGTCAACGATAAACCCGACACAGCATCGGCAGTTGATGACTTCCTCGGCTGGCCCTGCGGGATCGCCTGGATACATTAGGCTGGCACCGCCAACGGTAAACGGCTCGTCCATGCCGACGATTTGCCCATCAGCCTCGCTGTGCGTTTCGCGCGTGCGCTCATCGGCTGAAGCAATCCACTCCCGATTGAGCGGCAGGTTAGTTTCGCGTGCGGCCCGACCGGCGCCATAGTTCGCGGCGCCATGCGTTTCGGTGCGGGCGATCATGTTCGCGCGGTAGTTGGAGAACTCAGGCACCAAGCCGAGAATGTATTTGGCAACCTCGCGTTGCCCCAGCCCATCAGCATAGCCGCGCGATACAGCGTTAACCACTTGCTGGCGTGTGGTTTCGGCAATGGACGTAATGCGCCGCCGCACCATTTCGCTGCGAACGTAATCCAGCGCCCATGCGCTCATCGTTTCGGCAAACGACAGCTTGCGCTCTAGATGCAGGTTGACGTCTTTTGACTGGCCGGTGACGCGCTTTGAGAACTCAGTGATCGAGGCAAGCGTCATTGCTTGGTAGGCCGATGCGATCTTGTCATCGTACCCGCGCGGCATTGTAACCTCGTTGGTCAACAGCCACCGCTCGACCATATCGCGCATGGCGTCGGCAATCTCGCGGCGTAGGCGGCCACGAAAGCGCGCGGTGAGCTTGTCCAGCAATAGGCTTTGCCGTTGCTGCTCGCGGGCGCGGTTGCGGTCAATTAGCCTGCGAACCATACACCAATGCCTTGACCTGATCGGCTGTTAGTTCTGCGTCGGTGCTACTGCCCATGTCACCGAGCGGCACGTTCATCGGCGATACCAGCAGCACATCCCCGCCCGCGATCGGCTGATAGCCCTTCATGGCGCGCCGCTCGTTTATGGTCAGGTCTGTTGACGTATTGGCCATGTCCCATAGCTTCGACCGCTTGTCGGCAATCGCCGGGATTGAATCGACATCGGCGCGGATTTCAACGCCATAGGGCGCGGCCAGCCATGCGTTCCAGTCTTGGATGATGTAGTCGAGCATCGGGAGCGCGGTGTCTTCCCAGAACGCCAGGCGCGCCTCGGCATAGTTGGAATATGTGTTGTCGCCGGGAATGCCGAGCAGTTGCGGCGGCACGCCTAGCGCCAGCGCCACGTCCCGCGCGCTGGAATACTTGCTCTCAATAATGCCCATGTCGGTAGGCGATAGCCCCATCGCCTTCCAGTCAAGCCCACCCTCTAGCAGCATAGGGCGGCCCGCGTTGCCGCTGCCGCTGTACTGCTCCTCGATCTGCGCCTTGAGCCGCTGAAAGTTGTCGTCACTAAGCGTGTTGCCATTGGACACAACCAATGCCCCGGACGGTCGCGCGCTGTTCTGCAACAGCGCCTGCATCCACGCCATTGCCTCGTTGTGCTGGTCGATGGAATAGGCGCCCGCCTCGATCGGCGACATGCCGTACCAGTCGTCTAGCGGGTTGAATAGCTTCAGGTGCCGCACGTCGCAATCAAGCGTAGCCTGATCAACATCCCATCGCTTGGACCGACCGCCGACCGTGTAGATGTAACCCGCAGGCACGCCGGTCGGCGATGGGATAACCTTCATTCGATCGGGGCGAAGCTGGTAAAGCTCGCGCACATCCTGCCCGACCTTGACGCGCTCCTCGTAGCCGTTCCCGGCAATCATGAGGAAGCCCATCTTGGCGCGGATGTATTCGGCGCCGCCTTGCATGGGGTTAGGCTTGGCGAGCAGATCCAGTAACGGATGCGCTACCATTTCCTGCTGCCCGCGAAAGACGGTGAACCGCACCGACGCGATAGCCTCGCCGATCTTGTTGATGGCCTGATAGGCGATAACGTTCTTGGCGTATGCCTCGCGGGCGAAGCTTTCGTAATTGCGCGGCGTCCATGCGGGCTGGCCCGGGTTGATTACCATCAGGCTGGCGGCCTGGCTGGCCTTGGTTTCTCCTCGGCGGAAACGGTCGAAAAATCCCATTGACGGCCTCAGAGTGATCTAATCGCGGGGGCAATGGATGCTTGCAGCATATCGCTGATAGCAGACATTGCGGTGTCAACCATATCATCATGCGCTGCATTCGGAAAGGTGGACGCCTCAGCGACGAAATCTGTCAAGTTGGCAACGTCGCGCAGGATGATAACATTCCCGCTTTCGATCAGCGGCGCGGCGTCAAAGGCGCGCGTGATCTTGTCCACGTTGCGCTTAATCCCGATGATTGGAATCCCCTCGCGCTTGAGGGTTTGAATTAGGCCAGTGCCGCTTACCTTATCTTCGACATTGAACGAGCGCAGCGTGCCTTGGGTCTGGACCGCCTTATGCTTGGCCCAGAAGGCACGGGCCATCGCCTCAAGCTCCGGTGCCTCCCATTTGCCGCGCATCATGTCGAGCATAACGGCCTGGCCGGTGACGCTATAGCCCCAGCATTGGAAGACGGAATAGTCGTTCTGCTCTTTGGTCTTTTGCGCGGTGTCGGCATAGATCGCGCGCCACTGGATTGGCGGGGCAACCTCCAGGTAGCGCCACCATTCATCGCGGAATATGCCGCCGCCTAGGGGTGAAGGGCGTTGCATGTATTGACCGGCGAACACGTAAGGGCTTGACGCCTCCAGCCGGTCAAGCATTTCGTCGGGGAACTGTTCCGGCCAGAACGAGGTGCCGTCCTCGTTGCGCGCCGGAATGTTGATGTGGTGCCATGCCTCGCCGGATCCACCGCCTAGCAGCCAGCCCGATAGGTCGTCCTCATGCAACCGCTGCATAATGATGATGATTGGATCGGCCCGCTTGTTCAGGCGGCTTTCCATCGTCTGCTGATACCAGTTGATGACGTTAGCGCGCATCACGGAGCTGTTCGCATCGCCCGCCTTGTGCGGGTCGTCGATAATGATCGCCCCACCAAAGCCCTGTCGCATCTTGCCTGCGCCATAGCCTGTGATCGTGCCATCGGCGCCGGTTGCGTAGACAACGCCGCCATGCGCGGTGCGAAACTCGTCGCGGGCCTTGCTGTCATCCTGAAGCGCCGTCCAAGGGAATACCTCGCGGTAAACCTCGTTCTGCATCATGGCGCGCACCTCATAGGTGTTTGATGTTGCAAGGCGCTTTGAATAGCTGGCGTGGATGAATTCGGAATCGGGGAAAATCCCCATGCCCCATCCGATGAACGACTTGACCGCTGTTTCGGTCTTGCCCGATCGCGGCGGCACGTTGATCAGCAGGCGGCTAATTCGGCCGAGCACGACCTGCTCCAGTGCCTGGCATATGCGCCTCTGGTGCCAGTTGTCGAGCATAGGCACGCCGCGCCGGGCCTGGAACATGGTGCGCGTGAACGGGTATAGCCGTTGGCGGCATTGCCCGATCTGGTCAGGTGTCATCATGTATTTTGGCAAGGGCAGCCAGAACGGCGGCCTGCGTGGCTTCGGGCTTTAGCGAGCCGTCCTCGTTGGATATGTCCAGCGTTTCGCGCCAACGTGCGCGGGTCTTGAGCCAGAAGATCATGGCTGTGGTATCGCCGCCCATTGCCTTTTTGAACAAGGCTCCGCCAACAGATGCATTTGCCTTTTCGCGTGACGTGTCAATTTCGGCTCGGTAATGACGCTGAAGGGAATCGACCGATATGCCGAGAATTTCCGCAATGACATCCTGTTTGGTGCCTACCGTGGCGTGGAGCGATACGGTCTGGCGCGTGGCTTCGGTTGGCTGGTGCGCCGGGCGGCCGCCTGGATGCTTGCCGGTCATTGTGCCAACTCCTTGAATGTCTTGCCGCTGGCTTCGTGGATGGCGTCCTTGCCGGAGAACTCCTGCCAGCGTTTGACGGCGACATCCACATAGGCAGGCGAAAGCTCCATTGAAAAGCAAACTCGGCCCGTGCGCTCGGCACCCATCAGCGTGGAACCGGAACCGCCGAACGGTTCAATGCACAGCCCACCTTTTGGCAGGCTCGACTTCATCACTCGCTCCATCATTGCCACCGGCTTAGGCGTTGCATGGCCGTGCCGCTCTTCGCCCGTCACTCGCCCAAATTCCCACACGTCGCGCATTGGTTCATGAGCGTTGTCGAAGTAGCTGCGTGTCTCCCGCTTGAGCTGGTCGTACTCCCGCTTGAGCTGGTCGTACTCCCGCTTGAGCTGGTCGTACTCCCGCTTGAGCTGGTCGTACTCCCGC